CGAGTACTGCGGACTTTCGTGTCAGTTCGAACGGTTGCGTGTGATAGAAGCGGCGAAGCTTGCCACTGGTATCAGCAATCTGTCGAGACGTCCTGGCTTTCATGTTTCACAGTCTGGCCAGGCCGATTCGCTCGCGGACCAAGCTGGTCGGTATTTTGATGGCGCGCGCCCGGAGAGTAAGATGCATGAGAATAGTGAGGCTCTCCGATACGCAATCGAGGAGGTGTCGAAGTTGTATGATGTGTCACGGTTCGGGCCGCTTGTTCCGCTTAACCTGGCGGATGCGGCTGTGATGTTTCCCAACACAGGAATGGGATTCCCGGTAATGTCTTCGAATGTCGACGCGGCTGAGACCGCGCCCGAGTGGTGTGGGCCGAAGACCCCCCACTTCATCACCGTCTTCAACCTCTCGAAAGAGATATGGGATGACGGCGCCGATCCGCGTTGGATTAGCGAGTTGATGGCAGTGTCCGGCTATCGTGGCCAACCCCGGAAGCGTGTAAGGACTTCCGATTCTCCACGGCCGGCCTGGTACGCGAAGACACGTCTCATTTACATGATGCCCCGAGTGTTCGCAAACCTGGAGAAGACAATTCAAGATGTCTTATTCCGGGCCCTGCGTGCTAGCCCCGTCCCGCACTTTGCTGCGTGGCGTGGTGATCACGCGGTTGATGTTGCGATGACCGCCCTTTTGAAGAAGGGCGGGGACTGTTTGTCGTTGGATTTTAAAGGGTTTGATCAGTCGGTCCCATTTGAGGTGATCGACGTTGCCTTCGACATTGTCTGCTCGTGGTTTACCTCGGAAGCGCGGGCGCTTATCCGCTTTTGTCAAGCGGGTTTTAAGCGCATGGGGCTCCTCACGCCCGGTAAGGCCCTCAGAAGTGAGGACCGTACTGGAGGAGTACCGTCGGGTTCAGTTATGACGAACCTGATTGGCACACTGGTTAACCTGCTAGTTATGCACTACGCGGCCCACCGTTGTAAAACGAGGGTTGCTGATGCATTCCCGATGGGAGATGATGGGGTATATCGATTTACACGACCGGTTACCCTTGAAGCTCTGGCAGACTGTGTGTCCCGTGAGTTGGGAATGACGATTGCTCAAGATAAGACTAGCTTCGTGTCAGGCCAGGTGTACTTCCTGCAAAAGTTGCACTCGGTAGATTATGAGGTTGGAGGTCTTTATGTTGGTGTGAGGCCGCTCATCCACCTGGCGGTGCCGATGACCTCATACGAGCGCGTCGATGCAAAGAACGAGAAAGACCAGTATGGGAAGGTTCGTAAGAACCCTTCTGGCTGGCACCGTGATTACGACACTGTCCGGTGGCTACAGCAGATTGCGCAAGGCATATCACATCCTTGCGTGACTCAGTTATGCGATTGGCTTGTAGACCACGATTGGTCGCTGCGTAAGGTTCTTGCGAAGGTCCGGTCGAATGATCGGGCATTTTGTGATGCGGCGACCCGAGCTGTTCAACGCAAAGATGGCAGTCTCCGCTTCCTTGGCATGACCACGGAGGCATTCCTCA